GCGTCCTGCCGACCGAACACCAAACCATCTAAATCGCATCAACTGGTATCCTGTTCACTTCCAGTGAGGAACACCGATGCCGAACTCAGACCTGATCCCTTCCCTGCTCTCGAAGCTCTACGAAAACCAACTCGCCCTCGAAGCCTCCATCATGGAGCTATCGAACTGGGTGGAGCAGCGCGGTTCCTCCGAAGTAGCAGAGAACGTGCGCGGCGCCCTGCACACCATCGAAGATAACGATGAGTTCATCAAGCTGACCCTCGCCGTACTCATGGCACCGGACTGACCACCTCTCGTCGCCTCAAATCGCGCAACGGCAAAACCTCGCTTACTGTATGTACATACAGCATTCGGATTAAACCAACATGAACCTCGACGAAGACACCTCCGCGTGGCTTGGCTGCCCTACGCCCCTGGAAATGTACAAGCACCAGTGCTCTCTGCTCGAGGACGAACTCAGCGATACTCAGGCGCTGCTGCGCAAGGCCCGGAAGAACATCGCCGGGCTGGTCCAGATGAATGACGCGCTGGCCACCGGCAAGGCCGAGGCGCAGGCAGCGCTCAAAAAGGCGATGGCAGAGATCGGAGAGCTAAAAGAGCGATGTTCCGAGCCCGCCATCCTGGGCATGAAGCTCGTCGCCGAACAGCGCGACTACCTGCTCAGAGAGAATCAGCGGCTCTTGATGGAGCTGAGCGTGCTCAGGGGGCCACAGTCCTGACATACGCCTGGCACGCACGCAACGCGATCAGTCCGTTGTCCCCATCGTCGGTGATGGCGATAATTCGTTGCGCATGCGCTGGGTCAAGTTGGGCTCGACGGGCTGCATGAACCACGCCGACGGCGTCGGGGGCGGTAGGCACGTTGCAGACACTGGCTGGATCCTCGGCAAGGAGGACTGACAGCCGCAGATCAGAAGTGGCAAGGCGATCGCGCAAAAGAGCCTGGTTGCGTAGAGCATCGTATAGTTCCCGAGTGTGTTGCTGGTCTTGGATGACGAGCTGATGTTGGGTGGCTAAGCGCTTGTCCTGCTCGGCGCGAGCCTGGGCCGCGGCGGCAGTGCTGATCCTGGCCAGCTCATCCCGATGCAGGCTCGCCAGCTCGGAGAGCTTCTTGCCCATGCGCCAGTCCTGCACCTGCCAGGTCACGCCGGCGGCAGTGGTCATTAGCACCACGGCCAACAGCACCATCCCGGCCAGCTTCTGCACCGGCGTCACGCCAGCACCTTCAGCGCTTTGTCGTACAGATCCTGGCGATCGGCCTTACCGGTGAGCCCGCCATTGATGCGCCGCGTGATCTTCATGAACTCACCCTGATCTGCCAGCGTGTTGAGCCCCCGCGTCGACCAGAACCAGGCAGCCGACATCGCGGCGTGCTGCGGCTGCTCGAGCAGCTCCGGATTGTTGACCAGGTCCAGGCCCAGGGCTTCGCCGCACGCCGCGTAGTTCGCCCGGCCGGTGATCTGGATCAGGCCCCGGCCACGGAACTTGGAACCATCCCCCTTCACGGTGTTGCCCAGATCAGCACGACCTTCGTACGTGAGCTGCTGCGCTGTGGGCCCCCAGATCTCGCGCACGTAGCGCAGTTGGCCGGACTCATGCCCGACCTGGGCGATGAATGCGGCGACACGCGCCGTGCCCACGATGCCGTAGCGGTTCATGGCGGTGTTCAGTGCAGCAACAAAAACGCCGGCTTGGCGGCCGGCGTTCGGCAGGATCTGCAACAACTGCAGCTCGGTGATGGGCATGCTTTTCTCCAGGCGAAAAAAAACCGCTCGAGGCGGCTGCGTTTGGGTGGCGTAGTGATCAGGCGTCGATATCGTCCACGGGGGGCTGAGGCTCTTCCAGAGATAAGGGCACCTCTACAGGTTGCATCGGTACAACGGGCGCATCGGGCACCAGGATGTGCAACGTGATCATGTGCTTCAGGTCGTACGGCTTGTCGTCCCTGGTCACCGTCACCGTCAGCACGCCTTCCTCGAATTGAATGTCCACGTCTGCCCGGCTGTCGATCTGGTTTACCGTGTAGCCCCATCCATCATCGGCCGGTGGGAACGGCACCATGCCCAGGCACCCGGTGATGTGATAAACACCTACGGATTCACGCGAAGACTCAACCACGCCCGCCCCGTTGGTAACGAAGTCATACGTCGCACCTGTGGCGCCGAGTACATTAATTGCTGCTCTTGCCATGATCAAACCGCCTTGAGTGTGCCATCTGCAGCACGGGTTGTATTTTGGGTGGTGTATACCGTCGCCCAGGCTGTAGGCGAACCGCTGTTGACCACGCTCCGTATTTTCAGAGAGTTCTGCCGCCAGTCCGCAAACAGCTGCACTGCATAGATATCCGGAAGGCCGTAGCTCATTGATAGCAGGGCGCCGTCTTGCGATCCCGGCGGGGTATTGGCCGCTAGGGTTGAAAAGTCCCAACCCCTTCCCGATAGCAAAATGTCAGTGGGATTGGTCGACACCCTTGCTTTCAGCGGAGTGTTGATTCCAGCATCACCAACCTTCAATACTCGCCCCGCTGTTTGGTCGTCCGCGGTGGCCGTCAGGGGTACTCCAAGTGCTGCACGCGCGCCGGCTGGAGTGATTGCACCGGTCGGGGCGCCAAGGGCTGAATACAGTTCAGCCGCGTTGTCGTTGTTTTTCTGGCTGGCGGTGCGAAACGTATCGCCCCCTTGTCCAGTAGGTGCTACGCCCAAGTTAACTATTGATCGCGCCATATATTCTCCAAACAATAAAAGGATTACTTAATTCATTAATAGCACTTGCGCCTTAAATCAGGTTATTGGCTTTGCAAATATCAGAGAAAGAAAAAAGGAGTTAGGATTTAAGTCACCAATATTTTGAACCTGCGCAGAAACTTTATTAGTCTGATAGTTCCAGCTACAGCTAAGCTTTCCATAGGTATCGTTACACGGTATATCATACGCAATATTATTTATCAGCATATACTCTCCACCAGTTAATGGAGCATCCGTATTCCAAGTGTAAATCCATCTACCCGGAGAAGGGTTTACGTAACTTACCAGCGACCAACTTGTGATAAATCTTGTGATCTGGGCACAAGGCGTCCCATTATCAAATAGAAGTTTGCTGTTCCCATCCCAGAGACGCAAACCAAACGTTGCTGTAGGGGCCGACTCATATACTGCAAGAAAGTAAGTTCCGACAGTGGTTGGAGACTCGTTTAAAAAACCAGTCCAGTTACCCGGACCACCTAACAAGCGAACCCATTGAAATACACCATTACCATCTGGCTTAGCAAAGATAAGAGGGGGTTCTTGTGATGTAATAGGCGCCTTAAAAACCGCCCCCATCACCCCGCCCTCTCCGAATCTAGCGTAGTACAAGATAACGAGCCTTGAATATTCAGAGTCCAATGTTACGACATCAGAGCTATTCGTAAATGAAAGGCCAAAAGACATGTCGCATCACCTATATTTGAACACCAAGAGTCTTTGCGTGCTGTTACCAATTCTACCATTTGGCTGATTTCTATTGCCAAACCAGACCCGCACGCCGCCGTCAATTACTTCAACATCGTACTGTGATGTTTGCGCGCTTTGACTGCCATTGCTATTTGACCATGCAGCGTTCGGCAAACATACTCCAGCATGCGTTGCTGGATTAACGCCGGGGATTGATATGTATAAATTCCTGCCAGCCTGATTGAGACTGGTAACCAGCGCGGAATATACAACCCTTACAGTAAATGAGTTCTCGTCAAGCTGGAGGGCTCCATTAGCCCCCCAAATCCTGATCCCTGTCGTCATTCGCTTAGGTCTCCTATCTGAACTCTCTTAATTCCATTTACATCCCAGAAGCGCAGAGACCTATTCGTCATCATTGATCGGCCTTGCCCAGGCACTACGCCATTCATTTCGAACGTACCGTCGAAGAACAACTTCCAACCAGTCTGCCCAGCAACATAGTTGTTGGACTGGATGTAGTTGCCGATCTTGGCATTGCTGATGGTGCCGTCTTCGATGAATGTCGATTTGATGAACGTCTGACCGCCCACTATCGCGAAAGGCACACTTGACCCTGCTGCGCCCACGGTGCCGTTGTAGATGGCAAACTGATCAGCCTGAATAACGAAACGTGAAGTCACTTGACCGTTAGCACCGGTCTCAAGCCCAAGCCCTACGCCCGTAGAGTAGGGCTGCCCGTTAACGTCGAACTTGAACCGGAACGAGTAGGTGCCAGAGATCTTCCCGTCAACACCCTGATTGATGCTGGCCTGCTGCTGGAACTGCTGTGTATGGTTACCGACAGTAGTCTGTAGGTTTGTGACTGCGGTAGCGTTTGCCCCAGTAGAATCGCTCAGCGTTTTAAGCGTTGTCTGAACGGCCGAACTGTTGTTGTTGAAGTCGGTGCGCAGAGTGCCGATAGACTGGGCATTGGTTTTCGTGGCATCTGATACAACGGCAATCTGCTGATTTACTGTCGACTTATTTCCCTCAAAATCTGTACGCAACACCGAGGTCTGTGCAGCTTGAGCAGCCTGTCCGTTTACTAACGCTGTAGTGGTCTGCTCGTAGGTCGCGTAGTTTTTGTTTACCTGGGCCTCAACAGTTTGAGTGAGCTTCGACTGAGCGTAGTCACCATCGGTAACGGCAGACTGGATAGACCACACGCCTGCATAGCCCTGAGTGCCGCCAGCCAGGTCATTATCAGAACCAGCCATCGGGGCGTTGATTTCAGCGTATACACCGTCAATCCGCTCAGTCTGCGCGGTCAGCTTGTTATCAACGTTGGTTACTCGCTGATTCACTTGGGTGACATTATTTGCCGTAGCCGCCAGGCCAGTTACCGGGTCATTTACCTTTGTCTGGAGCTGGTTGAGCTGGTCCTGAGTGGCAATCACCTTTCCATCGACTACCGTGATTTTCTGGTCAAGGTTATCAACCCGTATTACCAAAGCGTTCGCATCAGTGAGGATGTCGCCAACGTCTTTCCAGTTTGCGCTGGGCGGCTGGGAGCCACTGTTAGCAGCCAAGGCCTGGTACAGCTTGTTTCCCTGACGAACGATGTCACCCTTGGCGTAAGCCTTTGCAGCGTCCCACAAGAGCGCGTCTACATATGGCTTGATTTGCGCCTCAAGATCCTTTCTTAACTGCGCATTTCGAGCGTTCACGGACCCTGGGCCATTGCCATCAATCAGGTCGATTCGTCCGTTAAGAGCTGGAGCCAGCGATGATTCATCGATCTGCCCCTTGATCTGCTCAAGGATCGGCCCGGCGTCCGAACTGGACTGCCCCATCACAC